ATGATTCATAGTAGATCATATACTTACATAATTAAGAATGTGTATCCTAATCCATCTGAGGTATTTGATACCATACTAGATGATCAAAAGATTCTTGCCCGTGCTTCTAGTGTAACTAAAGCGTATGATGATTTTCTAGAGGTTGCACAAGAGTGGGGTAATGGTTGCATGTGGCAATCATCATCAAAGGGTAGTCCTACTCAAGAGTGGCAAGAACGTGAATTAAAAAGAAAACTTTATCTCGCTGTCGCTAATGTCAACATACTTGAAGGCATTCGTTTTTATGTGTCTTTCGCTTGTTCTTTTGCTTTTGGGGAACTTAAACTTATGGAAGGGAGTGCAAAAATTATATCACTCATATCCAGAGACGAAAACCAACACTTGGTACTTACTCAGCAAATGATAAAGAACTGGCAGAAGGGTGATGACCCTGTGATGCAACAGATTGTTGAACAGGAAAGACAAACTGTATCAGATATGTTTAGAAATGCAGTTGAAGAAGAGAAAGAATGGGCACAGTATTTGTTCAGTGGCGGTAGTATGATTGGTCTGAATGATAAATTGTTGGTCAAGTATGTTGAGTGGATTGCAAATAAGAGAATGAGAGCAGTAGGACTTGATCCAATTTACGATGCACCAATCAAAAATAATCCATTACCATGGACAGAGCATTGGATATCATCTAAGGGATTGCAAGTGGCACCTCAAGAAACAGAGGTAGAATCATATGTTGTTGGTGGCATCAAGCAAGATGTCAAGAAAGATACTTTTAGTGGATTTAAGTTATGAATCTAGAGATTATTCTAGCTGCTTTGGCAATACCATTTGTATCATTCACTCTTTATTTTGGAACCAAAGGTGGTTTCTATGATAGTGATGATTATGATGGGCATGGTACAGCACATAAGGTACTAATAGATGATGAAACGAGTATATGAAATTTTATTTTGATGGATGTTCATTCTCTTATGGAGGTGGACTCTCTCAAAATGGATATGATCCTCATAAAGTAAGATGGACAAAATTAGTTTCTGATTATTTTGGTGCAGAGGAATTCAATTTTTCAACAGGTGGTGCTTCAAACGACACCATACTCAGGCATTTTTTTACTCAACAAGTATTTCAAGAACCAAGATCATATAGAGATGATATAAGATTTGATCTAAAAGACTTTGATGTATTTTTTATACAATCCTCTTCACCTAGAAGAGGTGAGTATTGGAACAGAAATAAAATAAAGTGGGAAAGATATAAGTATAGTCCTACTAAGGAGGTAGATAGAAGAAAGGAAAACCCCGACTTACAAAATTGGATACAGTATTGGTTGAGTGATATATATCACCCAAAACATGGTGTTGTTAGAGAAATAGTAATGATGAAATCTATATTATCACATCTAAAATTATTAAATAAACCATATTTCACAAGCACTATCATGGGTGAAAAAGAATCCGCTATGGATTATGATTTATATTTCAATGCTGTCAAAAAAGATTATTTTTCTAACCAAACAAGCATGAATTATGATAGACTACCTTGTGGACACCCATCACCCGATGGTCATCGTCAGATTGCTGATGATGTAATAAAAAAACTAATGTCTAGAAAGGATTATTTTGGATTATGAATTACATTTTTGATGTTGATGGCACTCTAACACCTAGCAGAAAACCTATGGACATGTCTTTCATGGCATGGTTTATTATTTTTGAATGCAATCATCCTGTATACTTGGTCACTGGCAGCGATAGAAAAAAAACCATAGATCAGGTTGGTCTTGACGTATATAATAGAGCAAAGAGAGTATATAATTGTTCTGGTAGTGATGTATGGGAGGGTGATCGTAATGTGTATAGAGATGATTGGACTCTACCACACAATGTGAATACATGGTTGATGTCAGAACTCAAGCAAAGTGAATTTTCTATCAGGACTGGTACACACATAGAAAGAAGACCTGGTTGTGTAAACTTTAGTGTCTTAGGTAGAGGTGCTAATTGGGAGGAGAGAGAAGTATATAAGCAGTGGGATAAAGATGAGAATGAGAGACATCAAATTGCTAAGAGATTCAATCGAGAGTTTCCTGATCTTCATGCCACTGTTGGTGGTGAGACAGGACTAGATATAGCACCACAAGGTAGAGATAAAAGTCAGATACTCAAAGATTTTGATGGTGATATAAAATTTTTTGGTGATAAGATGGAAAAAGGTGGCAATGACTACCTTCTTGCACAAAAAATAAGAGAGAAAAAAATGGGTGCTACATACTATGTGTTTGATTTTAAGCACACTTGGGAGTTATTACAGTATGAAACCGCAATCAGCAAAGGCAAAGGGTAGAAAGTTACAGCAGTGGGTAAGGGACAAACTCATTGAACATAAGGGTGTACACCCTGAGGACATTGAGTCAAGAAGCATGGGTGCAGGGGGAGAAGATCTCATTATGGCACGAGATGCTAGACAAAAGTTTCCTTTCAGTATAGAATGTAAGAACCAAGAGAAATTAAATGTTTGGGATGCATATGAACAAGCAATTGCAAACTCTGGTGATCATGAACCTATTGTATTCATAAAGAAAAATGGAAAAAAACCATTGGTCGTATTGGACGCGGAAAACTTTATCAAATTCTCAAGTTGATATGGATGATTGGAGATACTCGGAAGAGAGAATGTATCTGAGAGCAGAAGTTTTCAGAGCACTCAGTCATCATCTTGAAGATCACACTCGTGCAGTTTATGAATTCTGCACAATCTGGGTAGATCAAGGAAACCCCAATACCAATGGTATTGAACAGGCATTTCAAGACTACCTTCGTCATATAGCAGAGGAATCTTATGCAAAAACTAATTAATGCAGCAGCATTATTCGCAGGAGTTGTATCTCTTGGAGTAGTAGGTTTAGGTGGATACGTATTCATCAGAAAGGATGCGATCATCGAGGATGTAAAAAGTAAAGTTATGGAAGCAGTCTTGCCTGACATTGGTAGTGGTGTCACTGATGCTCTACCAGATGTAACAGGACCTGCGTTACCAGGTTTACCAAAGTTCTAAATAAAACTACCTAGTAGTAAAATCATGGTAGAAAAGAAACCTGAGGTAGAGGAGAAGAAAGGTATTCTTGGTAAGATAAAAGAACATGTAGATGACAAAGAAGAACAACTTGCTATCCTTGCAACTTTTGTAAGGTTAGCAGTTCTTCTATGGTCAGCAGGAATATTAACTTTGGCGTACGTCAAACTACCAGAATCGTGGAAAATACCAGAACAAAAACTGGATCCAACCTTCATAGCTTCGGTCTTCACAGGAACTTTAGCTACCTTTGGCGTCCAAGCATCAGGTAAGAAAAAAAATGGAGGTGCTGATGCACCTAATATATCTAAAAAAGATATGGAGTTCTTGATCGAGAAAGCATCACAGACTGCTCCTGCTCAAACCATAAGGTTAGAACAGGGTCCTGTAACAATATCAGCGAGTCCAAATAAAAAACCGTCTGCTTGATCTAAGGTATTATACTTAGTAATGTAGTATAATACAGAATCATGAAACATTACGTTGTTGGTTATCATGACATGATGAATAATGTCATTGAAATATGTGAGTATGCAAAAGATGCTTATCAAGCCATACAACAAGCAAAGGAGGATATACCTGAACTTATTGGACATCCAAACGCATGTGAGTATTGTTATCTAGAAGATGGAAGAAATAAAAATTATCATACCACCTATTCGGTTGCTTGATGTACCTAATATAAGCAACTCGTTTGACTATATTCCACAGGTGCAATTTATTCGTGTCCCAGTGACAGTTCATATAGGAAAACCAATCGTAGATATTCCTGGTTGTGTAAAGGCACACCCACAAGATAAAGGAAGGAGTCCATCACTTGTTGATGATGACCCAGATGGAACAGTAATTTATTGTGATGCTGAGTATCCATCATATGATGCCATGGATTATGTCCCAGAAGAAATTGTAATTACATATGAAGAACAACCTCCAGTGGTAGAACCACCACCAGATGCACCGTCACCTGATGTAAAACCACCAGAAATACCTCCTAATAAAACAGAGTGTCCTGCACCCAACCAACCACGAGTAGGAGACTTGACTGCCAATGGAGAAGAGAAGGTAGTAGGGCATGAACTACAGGGAACTACATGTGTAGTATTGTATGAACCCACTACAACTGTTGAGAAATTTTTACCATCTACAAATCAAGTCAGCACTACCGCAGCAATAGCAGTCATCGCTACAGCATCTGCTGCTGCAACACCATTGCTATTAAGAGCAATCAAACCTATCATTAAAAAACTCACAACTACAATCCAAAAGAAACTTGGAAAGCATCGTGAGTTGTCTAAGTCTGAGATACAGGCTAATGCTTATCGTGCTAAGAAGGGTCTTCCTCCTTTGAAGATCCGACGGAAATAGTTTTTAGATCATCA